GACGCTGCCCGTCCCGAGCTGATCCGCCACATGCGGCGGCGCAAATTTACCATCAAGCCCTGCAAAAAATGGCCCGGCAGCGTGGATGACGGCAACAGCTTTTTGCGCTTCCACGGCGTAGTGGTCCACCCTGACTGTGTGGAGACCATCAAAGAACTTGAGCGGTACAGCTACAAGGTGGACCCGGTTTCCGGCGAGGTGCTCTACGAAAAAATAGTGGATGACTGGGACCACTGCATTGATGCCCTGCGCTATGCCTGTGAACCCTATATTTTGAGCAAGGTGGCGGCATGAGCGCGGACAGGAAGATATTGAAATTCAGGCCTGACGTTCAGGAAACGCGCTCCCGCATCCGGATGACGGACAGGGTTGACGCTGTTGCCGCGCAAGATTGTTACAACTTGCCCGCCATTGTCGGCCCCGGCAAGTCCGAATCCGGTCTGGTGGATGCCAGGGGCCGGGCCTATGACAGTGACCCGCTTTCCGCCTGCGCCGATGTGAACAGCTTTTTGGATCGTACCGAGAGCATGATCGGTATGCCGTCTTTCATCGGCTACGCTTCCTGCGCCAACCTTTCCCAGGACGCCATGATGCGGGCCGGGGTGGAAACCCTGGCCGCCGAGATGACCCGCGAATGGATTGACGTGAACTGCCCGAACACGGACTGGCAGAAAGCCGTTGTGGAAGAACTGCACACGTTCAAGATTCGCCGCTTGTTCCGCAAGGCTGCCAGCATGACCGGGTATTTCGGGTGTTGCCGGGTGTTTATTGATACCGGCACACGTGATCCGGAAGAACTCAAAACGCCCCTGGTGCTCAGCAAAACAACCTTTCTTCCCGGTTCGCTGCGCGGCTTCATACCGATAGACCCGGCCCTGATGTTCCCCGGCATGTATAACGCCTCTGACCCGGTTTCGCCGTGGTTTTACAAGCCGATGACATGGTACGCTCTGGGGCGGGAAATCCACGCCAGCCGCTTCCTGCACTTCACCCAGAACGAGCCGGAAAGCATCCTGCTCAAACCTGTTTACAACTTCGGGGGCATCCCCCAGGTGCAGATTGCCCTGGATTACCTTGTCCACTTCACCGGCACGCGGGAGGCAGCCGCCCGCCTGCTCAAAAAGTTTTCCCTGACCGTGTTCAAAACCAACATGCAGGGGGTTTTGTACGGGGAAGATGACTCGGACATCATACGGCGGCTGCGCTATTTCGCCCGGAACCGGGACAATGACGGCGTGGAGCTGATCGACATGGAAGATGAAGAAATCCTCCAGATCAACACTCCGCTCTCCGGGACCACAGACATTGTGCGCCAAGCCCTTGAGATGCTTGCTGCCGCCTTCCGGCAGCCCGTCACCAAGTATATCGGCATTTCCCCAGGCGGCATGAACGCCACCGGGGAAAGCGACATGAACAACTGGTACGACTACGCCGCCGGGCAGCAGGTGAGCGTCTGCGATTCGCCCCTGGATGTGGTGATCAAGCTCCTGGAACTCAATAAACTTGGAAATATCGACCCGGAGCTGACCTATTCCTGGCGGCCCCTGAAAAAGACCACCGAGGCCGAGCAGGCCAACATCAACAAGACCAAGGCCGACACGGACGCCGTGTACATCATGAGCGGAGTTCTCGCGCCGGAAGAAAGCCGCAAGCGGGTTTCCGAGGATGCGGATTCCGGCCATGCGAATATTGTTCCTGAAGATGTGCCGCCAGCGCCGGAAGGCAATATGGAAGAAGACCTTGAGGGGGTACTGCCGTGAAAGCGCCCATCCCCCGCCTGCTCCCGAAAAACACCCGCATGGGCCTGCCGATCCGCGCCAATAAAGGCATAGAGGCCGAATACAAAAGACGCCTCCAGAAGTTGATCGGCAATATGTTTGCCTCCCTGAACTGGTGGCTGGGCGCTGAATACAAGCGCCAGCAGAAAAAGATTCTGGCCTATGACGCGGATGCGCCGATCTGGCGCAAGGCCCTGGATCGCGTTCCCGCTTTTGACGCTTCCCCGGCGCGCGGTATGCGGGATGTGCTGCGCCAGCGTTTTCGCCAGTGGTACGCGGAGTTTTATGAGGCTGCTGAAAGATATTCCCGGTGGTTCGCCAGCCGCGTCAACGCCACGGCCACTCTGTCCACAGGGGCGTCTACCACCCATGTGGCCGGGTTCGCTGTCAAGTTCAAGCCCACGCGAGCCATGAACAACGTGATGCAGAGCATTATCACGAGAAATGTGGGCCTGATTAAAAACATCGCAGACCAAACAAAGTTCCAAATAGAGGGCATGGTCATGCGCTCGGTGATCTCCGGGCGCGATCTGGCAGGGCTCCAGGCCGATCTCAAAAAAATATTCGACGACAATCACCGCCGTGCCGAGCGCATTGCCCGCGATCAGATCAACAAGGCCACTGAGGAGCTTTCCACCGAGCGCATGAAGTCTGTTGGCATCACCCAGGCCGTATGGATTCACTCCGGCGTGGCGCGGCAGCCGCGCCCCACACATGTGGCCATGCACGGCAAGCCCTTTGATCTGAGCGCCACGGATGGCAAAGAAGCCGGACTGTATGACAGCGCTGTGAAACGCTTTGTGCTGCCAGGGGAAGAGCCTATGTGCGATTGCACCAAGGCCCCCCTGGTGCCCGCGTTTTCGCGCGGTCCCAAGGATATGGCCCGCTGGAACGCCGTAGGGGAAAAGATACGGCAACGGGATGCGCAAGCGCGGGAAAGGATGAAGGCATGAGCAGCAAAGAACAGCCTCGCGGCCAGCCGGACAACGCCGGACAGTTCGCCAGCGTTGAGGGCGGCGGCGGAAAATCCGGCGCTGATGCCCCTATGAGCCTGGAAGAAAAGCGGGCCGCCGTGCGTGACGCTATGGAAAAGCTTGCCAACGGCAGCCCGGAGGAAACGATCCCCGGCTTGCGTGATGACCTTGAGCAGTTCGGCGGCACCAATGATGTGACTATCGTTACCGGAGACGCAAAAAAAGGCCTTGTCCATATCGCGGATAGGCACGGGCAGGAAGTGATCCCCGGAGTGCTGGAAGCCGTGGTTGACGGAGAAGTGGCTCATTTTGTGCCCACAAAAAAAACCGTCTTTCTGCAAAAAGGCGGCTATGAGGCAATCCTTTCTCTTGATGAACACGGGAAGAAAAAGACGTGGCTGCTGACCGGGTATGACCTTCACGACAAGGCGTCAGACGCGGAAAAAGCGCTGTCAGGTGAAAGCGGCAAGGTTAGTACAAGACACGCTTCTACGCATACCGGGCCTATTCTTGGTCGTCCCGGCATGGGAGCTGACAACGCTCTTTCAAATATAATAGCGCGGATTGTGGAAAATGCAAGCCCCGCCTGCACTCTGGCTTTTGACGCGCAAAGCGTCCGCACTGTTGACGCTAACGGCTTTCTCCACGTGCAGGATAATCCGGTCAGCAAGGCCCAGGTCAGCCGTTATTTCGGCATGGAAATACCGGGCTGGCAGGATTTGGGGCTGGACCCGGACAAAGCCTACATGATGCTGCGCCCGCCGGATGAACTGGAAAAAGCGGCCCCCACCATAAACCGCCTGCCCATAGAGTTTCTGCACAATGAAACGGACGCGGACAACCTCCCCAAGATGCAGATCATCGGGAGCATGGGTTCTGATGCCCGTTTTGACGGCACCTATCTGCGCAACAGCCTGTGTTTTACCGACGGCGTTGCCATCCGCCTGATCAATGAAGGCGTGATGTATGAGCTTTCCCTTTCCTACTTTTACGATCCGGACATGACGCCGGGCGTATGGAACGGCATCCCCCATGACGGTGTGATGCGCAATATCAAGGGCAATCACCTTGCCCTTGTGGACAGAGGCCGCGCGGGTTGGGATGTCGCCGTGCGTGACCATGACAGTGCGCCAGCCGTTGGAGGAACGCCCCCTACGGATGGCGACAGCAACGATATGACAGCCCATAAAAAGGAGACCCTTATGACCAAAGTTGCGAAGATTCCCGCCGCTCTGGGGGGCCAGATACTGTCCCTGCTGCGCAAGGCCGGGCTGGCCCGTGACGCGGACCCGGAAACCGCCAAGCTGGCGGAAGCCGTGGTTGAAGCCGTGGAAACGGCGGTTGAACAGGCCGAGGATAGCCCGCCCCCGGCTGCTGAAAATGACAAGGGCAACGTCATTGCCGAGATCATGAAGCTGGTGAGCGGCGGCCTGGACGAAGCGGGCAAGGCTGCCCTGGCTGATCTTCTGGGCAAACTGGCCAGCGCCCCGGCGGCTGACACCCCGCCTGTGAATCCCGGCCAGGCCAGTGATGAAGGCGCGCCGCCCGCAGCGGCTCCCGCCTCTGACCAGAAGGGCCTGTGCGCGGAAGATGTCAAAAAGACTGCCGAGGATGCGGCCATGAACGCCGTTCTGCCGCGCCTCCAAGCGGTAATGGATGCCCAGCGCGATGTGCGTTCTGTCATGGGCGATGTGCGCGTTGACGTAGCCAAAGACCGGGCAGCGGATATTTACGCCGCCGCCCTGGATCACATGGGCATCAACCGCGCCGATATGCCCGAAAGCGCATACCGGCACGTATTTCTTACAGCCCGCGATGCTTCCGGCGGACAGGGCATGGTTACGCCCGCGCGTGACGCGGCCCCGGCCTCGGCTACGGCGGACTTTGAACACCTGAAAGACCTGCGCCGTGGGGCGCGTTAGGAGGCCACATGCCTTTTCAATCCCAAGTAAAAGAGCGCCCCGCGCGCGGTATTCCCGGCCAGCGTTATGGCGGCAACCCCGTGGCTCATCTGCTGCCCACGCCCAAGGCGGGAGCGGGCGGCGTGATCGTGGGCCGTTTTGTCTGGCTGGACCCTTCGGACACCACGGGCCAGACCGTGAGAAACACCGGCACGGGCAGCCCCCTGGGCATTGCCCAGCGCAACAGGGTTCACCCCCTGCCCGCTGATCAGGAAGCCAGCATGGTGATCCCGCAAGGTTCCACCGTGGCGGTTGTTGTGTCCGGCGATCTGATTATAGCCTCGGGCACGGCTGCCACGCCGGGCCAGAAGGTGTTCGCCACCCTGGCCACCGGCGCGCCTGTGGCCGGAGCCGCCGGAGCTACTGTGTCCGGCGCTGTCGAAACCAACTTTACGGTGCGGGAAGCGGCTGCGGCCAATGCGCCTTTCCTGGCCTCTACCGTGCCCGCGTAGGCATACAGGAGTGAATATGAGCAAAAGCTATTCTTTGCAGGAACTGCGCGACAGGGGTTTTATCCTTGAAGGCGCGCGCCGCTTCTATGACCCTGATCGTGATTACCGCAAGGCTATGGGCGCGGACCCCGTGACCGCGCCGAACACGGGCGTGCCCGTGGAGCTGACCCCCTATTTCAACCCCAAGGTGGTGCATATCCTGACCCGCCC